GAAAGAGACAGCATTAGTCGTTTCAGCAAAAGTTCTGCTTGCTCTGAAGCAACGTGGATCTCAACAGCCATTGCTCCACTCATGGCATCGACTCCCAATCAGGCAGCGGTTGAGCATACACGCCAATTGGATCAGTCGGCCATACGATCCTGTCGTAGAAAGCCTCTACGTTTGACTCAGGATCAAGATTGTTAATCAGTGGAGTCGTAACTGGCTGATTCTCTGGATCGGTAAGAGTCCCACCATCCAGTTTGATATCGCCAGTCATAATCAAGTTCAGTGATTCGGTTGCTTCACGAATCAAGCGCTCTGCGTAAGCGTTAACCTCAAGCCTCTGATTGTTTGCATGGAGCGCCATGAGAAGGCGTCCAGAGGCGAGGTGGTTTGCAATGCGCTTAAGGAGGAGGCGAGCGGGACGCGATACTGGACTGGTGTCAGATATATCGATGGGAGTGACGTAGATGTGCCCAATCTTAGAATCTATCTCATCACTCGCGTCAAGGACATACCGCCCCGCATCAATACCAGGAGGCAGAGGAAGATCGCCCGTAAGGAGATCCTCTACCTTCGAATACGTCACCGCTCGCCTTCCTCAGCTAAAGACAGCCTAGGATGATTCGACAACCTCGACTGGCCCAGGTACTACTTCTGAGTTGTCTGATGCCTCTGCGATAGCATCGGCACTGTCACCTTCGACACCATCAAAGTCATGTGGTGCCTCGGTGTCGTTGGAGTAGCCACGATACTCAGGGCTTACGCCCACATACGCCGAGGTGTCATTACCCTCGACAGCGAACTCGTCGGCTTCTCCTTCTCGCTCTTCATCAGGCAACCCGTAGCCGGGGTTGTAACTCTTGGCACGAACTGGTGCCGAGTCAGGTGCAACCTGATTCTCAAGAGCCTTGCCTGCTGTTGAGCGATTGTCTTCTACCTCATCGGCAGGACCGAAAAGGCGACCTTGCTCAGGGGCATCCTCGCCGCGAGTGACGACTGGACCCTGCTCTTCTTCGCTTGCGCTTTCAGACACTGTTTCTCCTAACAGGGCTGTTGTGCAATCAGTGGGGGGAGCCTAGTCACCCTCGCTTCCAGGCTCCCCGGTCACTGATTACGGGAGGACCGCCATAGTGTACGAGTACTCCATGTACGGGAACACAGGGAATGCCTTGAGGCCCGTTCCTCGAACGTGCATCCAAGGATCGCGCTTCTCGTCCTCCCACTCGTAGTACCCGCTCGTCCAGTCGCCCTCGGGGTGAGGACTCGTGAGCGTCTTGGCAAAGCCAATGTCCGTGTCATCGATCTCGGTCATCGCTCCAGGCTCGGGGAGGAAGTAAATCTTGTTCTCCGAGAGGAAACGGTTGTTGACCCAGGTCTGCGATCCAACTGCACGAGAGCGGTAAACGCTGTCGTACACCTGGAACTGGACACCAGTTGCGCGCTCGATAACAGCCTGAGCCGCATCCGGACCCCACCCATCAAGAAGGTAGTTGGGGTCGATCTTGGTACCGCCAGACGAAACAACGAGGCCGGTACGCGCTACGAATCGATCCGACTTCCAGAAGGTGTTGAGCACCTTCCGACTGGTGATCGCCTTGGAAAGACGAACTCCGTAAGTCGCAAACATCGTGTCGTTCATGGCGTTAATGTCGCCAATGGGATCGAAGGTCGTAGTGTTGTAAAGGCCCGAAGCAGGTGCAGCGTTGGTCTGACCAGCAGGACGGCCATAGGCCACCGTGAACTTGATCTTACCATCGTTGTACGCAATGCCGGAAGTCTCAAGCGCCTGAGTAATCATCCACTCAAGTCGGTTGTCGAGACGCCGACGCCGCATCGCGGTGTGCCGTGCAAGACGCTTCTCAAAGTCCTCCGTGGTGCGACCCACGAAGTTCAGTGGAAGGCTACCTGATTGGCCTGAAATCTGCTGTTGCAGATACAGACCCTCACGGTACCGAGTCACGTCGCTGGCTGTGTACTTGTCTTTGAGGGACCAGTCCACAATCGCGGCACGACCCTGCGTGTAGGTCAGGTCGTCCTTCTGGCTCAGTTCGGACTCTGCATCTTCGGCTCGTGCCGGGGCAAGACCATCCTGCAGCCCACCCTTGATGTAGTCGAAGATAACATCGTCAGAATCCACGTCCAAGAACGGGGCAATCTGACTGATTCCGATGTGATCCTGCGGAGGCTGAATCTCGCGAACTGCTCCGAGAGCAACTTCCTTTCGCACCAAGCGGTCGAGGCCGACTGGCGACGCAAAATGCAGCGTGCTTTGACTCATTCGCCCTCTCCCTACTTGAAGTGAATGTCGAGGCCGCGAACGCCTCGGCAAGCATCGGCGGTGGTGTTAGTCAGGACAATCTCTGCCCCGGCTGCATCAAGTTCGATGCACCACGCTTGGACTGCCGTGCATTCATACACGACCCCGATCTCGACATCTCGTTCCATGAGTTGCCAAGGCAAGAAGGTCATGTTGATACCGACAATGTTAGCCGCCGTCTGACGACCGTCTGTGGCTTGCGCTGAGAATGGCCCGATCTTCCCGGCCTCAGCCGTGGAAGTGATCTTTGCCATTACGGTACCAGGCTTCAGAATCTTCTGGCCTGCCACGCCGTCAATCGTGCGAGGTGGGACAGTAGAAGCCGCTACCGTATACGACTCGACCTTAACGTCTTGCACAGAGCGCAAGAACTCGTTACGACCGAAAGGCGTATTCGCAGTGCCGCCCTTAACAAAGGTACTCATTGAGTATGCTCCTTTAGGCGCTCTGCTGCAGAATCTGCAGTCTCTTGTAGGACTCAGTTGCTTCGATCTGCTCCTTGCTCATACCGGCAAGTTGGTGTTGACGGACGATGCCCTGGAGCGTACTGATCTCAGCCTCTTCGGCAGACAACTCGCCTGCCTGACCATTGTGGTTGCTTGTGCCCTCACTGTGCGACTGCAGAAGAGGCAGTGCTGGAGCGGATTCCCATACGCTCTTGAACTGACTGTACTGCTCATCGGACATACCCAAGACCAGGGTTTCGTACCCCTCTTGCTGAGGTGCGACGATCTTCTTACCATGCACCAGGCTGGACACAAAGCCCTTCCTGGCTGCGTCATTCTGTTCTTTCTGGAATGTCTCCAGAGAGTTGATGTGAGTCTGAACAGCCGTGGGGTCGCCGGACTCTTGACCGAACAAACGGAAGGTACCTGGACGCGAGTGCTGCGACGTGTCCGGCGCACCCTCTCCACCAGTTCCTTCGGCTCCTTCGGTCTCTTCGTCCTCGGTTCCCTCGGTGCCATTCTGCTCTTCTTCAGTACCATTCGACTCTTCGGTGGAAGGAGTGCCCTGTCCTTCAGTTGGGCCATTTCCACCTGAGTTCTCAGTGCCCGACACAGGGGCCTCCTTCTCGTTTTCGGTCATCAATGCAAACTTCGTTCCCGCTCCCACCATCTCAAAGTTCAAGCCTTCAACGGCAGGAATGTCAACGTAAGCAAATCCATGATACACAGGCCAAAACTCTGCCTCACTGTTGGTAACGTAATTCCCTACCTCAGAAGAACGATTCCGCCAGAGTCCACGGTCAACCTTATCCTGAGCATCTGGATCAAGAATCTCATAGTTTGCAAGCAAGTATGTGTATTCTTTTCCATCAGCAGGATTCGTGCGCTTCTCTGAACTAAGTCCAGTGTGGTATCCGATGAGTGTGTCCATCGGGTTACCAAAGAGAGCAGGATGACCTCCACGGACTGGCACGTCCACAAAGAGGTGATTCTCGCGCAGCATATCAAAATGCGCGATCATCTGACTCATGTGGATATCCTCCCAAGTGTGCTCGAATCCCATCGAGTCACGGAAGGTTCCTGAGCGGAACACAGCCACGCCTTCAAGAGCAAGGACGCGAGTTCCGTCCTCCTTGACCTTCTTGTATTTCTTGACGCCATGAAGCCCGCCAAAGTCGGTTCCGCTGAAGAGAACGACGTTTTGACGGGTAGCAGGCGTTAGTGTTTGTGTGCTCATCTCAGGTACATCACCTTACATACGGGCGCGGTGTACGCGCAATGATGGTAGAGGGTCAATTTCCCACCGGAACAGGAAGCGGCGACTCATCCTCAATTAATTGGACTTGATCGTCGGGCTGCTTGATGACTACCTTGCTCCAACGGAGACATTCTCTGCATCGTACTCTCACGATGCCATGAGTAACAACTATCTCTCCATAAATACGATTCTGCTTGTAGATCTTAACGTGAACGTACAGATCACCCTTATCATCTCGCCCGTAAGTCGCCAGCAACGGCTGGCGAGAACAGAAGCACCGAAGTTCATGGTGTCTAGTTTTACGCGGCAAGATCTATCTCATTATTCAGAATCGTGCGGAATGCCTCAACAAACCGCTCTGGAGTACCGAACGAATCTGGACCAAGACTGACTACATCGTCAGTCCATCGATCCATTCTGTCAAACAGTTCATTAGTAATACTCATGGAGTTCGCATAGCCCTCACTGGCGAACGAGCGCTCCATCTTACGCTTGAAGCCCATATTCAGTTTGAAGCCTGGACCGAACTGACCTTTCGCAAAAGCATTACCTACCTGTGGCGCTATCCTCTGAACAATCTCTGCACCAGTCTTCCGAGGTTCGCCCACACCTCTAGGGCCAGAGTCTTCATTAGGATCAGCACCAGGATCAGGTACGCCTTGAGGATCGCCAGTAGTTTCACGAATCTCCTCAAGACTCATTCCAGCCATAGCACCCAACTCGTCAATGTCAGGCTTAACCTTTCCAGCATCAACTAGCGAGGACAGAAGCGCCTTAACAAGTTCGGCGTTCGCATTCCCCAACTTCTGATATACGATCTTTGCTTCAGGAGCATTCTCACCAAAGTTGTAATGCACCATCGGGCGAATGACATACTTATTAAGATACTGTGCGCGGTCGTCATTCATGGCGTTCAGCATCCACAGGTACATCTGCATGTGGCCGACGCCAAGGTTGTAAGAACCTACGTCAGCAGTACGGAGTAGCAAAATCGGTGTAAACAGACCAATCGACATTTCCTCATCAAGTCTCGTAAGGTAGCGCTCAAAGTCTGCGCCACGCATCTGCGACTCGAGATACTCAATGTCGTAGTCGAAACTCTCTTTGCCGTTTATGTCTTGGCTACGTTCGCTCGGCAACACAACGACAGAACGCGAGCGCAGTTGCTGAAGCAAGTTCAGCATATAAGTATTACCGGCTACCTGCTGACCATCTACATTAACCTCGTCATCAAAGGGTGCGCGGCCAATAGGGACAGGCTCACCGAAGCGCTCGTAATACCTGTTGGCGAAAAGATGAACAAGCAGGGAGAAGAACCACGATGTGAAGGCTGGACGAAGAAGTTTCTTCCCATAGTAATCCCCATTCTCCATGAGGATTGGGTACCAGAAGGAGTTTTCGACTGGAATGGGCCAACTCTTCGCTGCCTGTTTGATTCCATCATACACCTTGAACTTCGGCTTAACGTGATTCGGGGGTGCCCACCCCTCAACCTCTTTCCAGTTCACTTTGCATTCTTCTGGAACGAGATCCTTCACCTTGTGCAGCACGATCTTTCGATCCTCGTTCTCCCACTCAAGCGCGTTGGGAGAGAACCCTGCCCAATTGGAAGTGCTCATTGAGCGATTAAGAGGAGTCCAGATATCGGTAAGATTCTCGGTAACGTGATCGATGATCTTCTTGTTCTCGCACTCAATCTTCCAGTTGCTTTGATGCTGCATGAAAGAGAGTACGGCAAGAGATGAGTTGATCTGATAATGATCTCGCATCGCTCGGTAGTCACCTAGTTGGAGTTTGCTCAGATCGAACTGGACAACTCCACCACCTGGCAAAGAGGCGTAGACTATATCTCGACCAGACCAAGACCCAAAGGCTGGCCCTAGTTTGGGAGGATCAGCTTTCTTATACTGACTAGAAGTTATTGGTCGTCCATCCGGACCCAGTATCGGCACTACCTATCCCTTCGTGGTTGCAGTCTGGACGGGATAGTTAGTCCAAGCAAGTTGCCACTCGCGGGAATTGGAGCAGTTAGCCCTAGGTCTCGCGTACTTGTGGGAAGTTTGGTTGGGTCTACTGGCTCATCAGACTGCTTATCAGGATCGGTCAACTGACGCGAGGCCGATGATACACCGCGCCGGTATGTCCTGTCACCCATCAGGGTATATACGACACCGGCCATAGCATCAGCAACGTCTTTACTACCTCCTGGCGGGTGGTCTATCTTCTTCAGTCCCTCCTGGAGTTGACTAAGTTCGCGGTAAGCAATGTCAATCGTAGAATCGTCACCTCGATTCAGATACGTCATGTAAGGAGGAAACTCCAAGCGCTCTTCGTAGATTGCCTCCCGCAGATCCTCGTAAGGTAACGTAGATCGATCCACCGAGAGGTAGTCCACACGGAAACGTCTCTTGCGGAGTTGCTGGATTGTATCTGTACTCTGGAATCCATCAAGAGACACGTCCTTTATCCGAAAGTGTCGATCGTTCTTGAGTTCATAAACGAGCCGTCTGATATCAGCCAGAATGATCTCAGTACCGGAGGCAGCCTTCACTCTATACAGCAGATCAATCACAATGTAAGGCTTGATCTCGTCATCGATCTCTACGACTTCTTCGACGTGTCCCATCGCAAGTCCGAGAGCGTCACCTTCGCCACTGAAAGCGTAGTCAATATGGAGTGCTCGTTTTCTTGGGTCGTTGTCTGCTCTAAACCAATCTGCAAGTTTAGGACGAGTGGGGGTAGAATCAACTGGGCCATCTTTGAAGTCCTCTCCGTATCTTGCGATCCATTTCTCACGGCACGTATCGATCTTATCCAACAGAGCAATAAATGGATCGGTTACCTCTGGCGGTATGCCAGCCAGATCTCGCAACGCTTTCTGCGGATTGTTCTCAAAGTTCTTGCGGTAGGCTGTAGGTACCTCAATCAGATTATCATTCTTAATGAGACCTGCAACGCCAGATGGAATGATCGTCTTACGCTTGGTGTCATAGAAGAATGAATCGTGATTACCCTTGGAGTCAGAAAACTTTTCCCACCCCAGAGATTCCCAGATAGTCATTCTGACTACATGAGCCTGCGGGTCGTTGGAAAGTTCCTTATACTTCCGTGCAGCGAATCCTTCCGCCTTCTTCATCTGTCCAATGACGATAAGGAGTCCTTTGTGTCCTCCACGATCTGCGTCAATGAATCGAGAATCAATCCGAGAATGAATGGTATCGTAGCCAGTCTCCGCATAGTCCTTCTGAAGGGTGACCTTGTGAGAGTCTGCTTCATCTAGTATACCTCCCAAGATGTTGTAGCCCTCGAACGTAGTCTCGGCGCTATCCCCAGGCAATATCCAGATGTTCTTCTCAAAGCGAATCTGCTTGGTGAACTTCTCGTTGTATGGATAGTTCTCCATGAACCACTTGGAGTGTTGGATACGAGCGAAGATATCACCGAACACGACTTCCGCTGCTTGCTTCTCCGAAGTAGACATTTGCATGAAGGCAATACGGCTACCGGGCAGCAGGTCGTAGTATTCCTGCGGGTCTTTAAGACATAACACCCAATGGCACATATACGGTAAAGCAATCGACGCAAACGTAGTCTTACCGATACCAATAGCACCAGTCAGCATGGCTCGTTGGCTACGGGCGATGTATTTACCGTCAACCTTCTTTCCAAAGATCTCTTCTAGCGCATCAATCACACCTGGGCGAACCAGTCGTTCGATACCTAGATACCCCTCACCGATAAACTCACGGATCGAAGCAGGGCGCTCTTCGAAGTGCGGATACTTCTTAAGGAACTTAAGATTCTCCGCAATAACCTTTGGGTCAAAAAGATCCGCTGTCATACAGCTTTGCTCTCGATTACCTCACCAGTGATAGCCTTTGGCTCTGGAGTTCTACCACCCATCGCAGCCAGCAGATCGCTCACCATCTCCTGAGTGATCTTATCGCGGGGGATTCCTTGTTCCTCAAGTTCCCGCACAACCTGGCTGATAAGTTGTTGGGGCGTAGCAGTCAGCACCGCTGCTTGACCGCCAGCCCCCACATTGACCTGGACCTTCCCCGAGCGTAGATTCGGGTCAACAAGTTTCGCCAGTTTTATTCCCTGATCAAAGATGGACGACAGCATAGAAGTCACCGCAGGGTCGAGTTCACCCAGGGCTTGTTCAAGTTCCATCTGTCGTTCAGCCCGATTGGTCTGAGCAGCAAGTAGTGTGCCTAGCCCCTCGATGATTGTATCTGAATCACGAGTACGGAAGTATGTCGCAAGTGATTTGGTCTCAGCGTTAGGCACGCTACACACCGCCCCTGATCTAAAGTAGTCACATCGGTCTTGTAGGCTGCAAGTGTCGCAGATACGCTTGTCGGTTGGCTTTACCAAGATCCCCGCCGGTAAAGGTGATTTCTTCTCCGGCGGCGAGTAATCAGCATCCGAAGTAGTTGTATCAGGAACGGTACTAAGAGGCCTGCGAACAACGGGAGCAAATATACGATCATAGTACTCCCCGGCCCACAGGGCAGACTTGATATTAAACATGCAGCGATTCCGTGGAACCTGGAGATCAGAAGTCTTGAACCCAAGCATGTGAATCTGCTTAGCAACCTTGGGAAGGTTCTTGACGTTTACTTCTTTCCCATACGGCATATAGACTTGTCCATGAGCAGCAGCCGTTCGCACCTCTATATCTGCAGCACCGAACCCGAGCGCAAACGCGCTCTTAAATCCGTAGAGTCCGTGAACATGAAGGATGCAGTTAGGGTACTCTTCTTGAAGTTCTTTGAGGTGTCGCAAGAACGCTCGACCCGGCCCGACACGCATATCAGGCATATCAGTCACCACGACACGGTGCTCTTGGCCTTTGACTGGTCGCTCATCGTAAGGGATCTTGGACTCTGTGTATTCCGACTGTTCTGAAATCGGTTCCGCCATTAGCTCCTCGAGAATGGGGAACTCGTCATGTTCATAGGACCAAGTTGGATACACAGCCTGCGGCTTCTCCAGTTTGTCACCGAACTTGTATTCTGGAGTACCCTGCGGGGAGATGATCAGATAGCGCCAAGGATAAACAGAGCCATAGTAAAGTTCCCCATGCTTGATGGGGTCGATTTTCTTCTTGACAATAACACCTCGGTCCCAGGTGATATTGACAGCCCCGACCTCGACGCATTCTTTGATGTAATGAGTCGGATTGCGGAACCATACCTCTGTGCTCATGGGGCGACACTAACCCGACCACTAACTAGGCGCAAGCAACGACCCCCTGCTTCCCTCGGGGGGTGAAAGCAGGGGGTCGTCTCCAGTTCAGCATACCCCCCTAGAAGTCTTGTCAGTTCGGGGCCGACAATCCATCTTTGGAGCAAGTGTGCCTAACTCCGGATACCCTACCACACCCTGTTTTGCGGTGTCAATAGACGACTTTAGGGGGTTGACACGCGGGACCAGTCGGGTGTATTGTTATTCCTTCCAGTTCAGATTCCTTCCCAGGTACCCATCAGATGACGGGTGGAGGCAGCCGGGAAGTACCCATCAGATAGGATGGAGACAAGTGTCTAATGTCGAAAACCTCATTGCAAGCCGCTTCATTGCCCGTACTGACGTAAAGGCTGTCCAACATCGAGATGGTTCTTGGTCACCGCATACCGATACTGGCAAGCGAGATGGTAAGCACATACCCTGGTCAAGAGCAGATTTAGAAGCCCATGTGTCACGCAAAAAGACCTTCGGACACTATCTGCTGAACC